TTGGGGATTTAAGGCATGTGGGATAAGCCAGAGGGCTTTTATGCGGCATGTTCGGCACTGCTTGGCTTGCCGGTAAATGCCGGGTCATGGAGCGAGTTAAGCGCCTCGGCTATCATGGAAGTCGAGGGCATGATTGACAATGAGCAAGTAGCGCAGGCATCATAGGAGGAGCAATGAGCAATCCAGGCAACACCGGCCATCGGTATCGTATGCAGAAATTTGCAAAGGTCGAGCCGTGCCAACATGAGTCAGGACAGCCATCAGTGCGCGTTACACTGGCATGTGGACATAGTTATATCGTGCGAGGTAGTGACCCTCGCTGGTTTGAAGGATTGGTTGAGCAGGGCAAGAAAACACGGTGTCTTGATTGCCCTCGCTAAACGCACAGGCGCCAGCGTAGCCACCTTGCACCTGGCGCCTGGCAATGCATATTCTAGTCGGTGACGGTCAAATTGTTAGGGGGTTGCACCTCCTTTCGTTTGGCCTTACAGTGGAAGTATAGCATATGAAAGGACATGAACACATGACACAACAACCAACCTATAAGCACATCACCTCGTACGCAGAACTGCACGCATTCTTGCAGGAGTACCTGCGGAAAGAACAATTGGAAGTCTCGCACCTGCTGACCGGCTCCCGCGACGAAGTGTATCTAGGGCTACAACAAATTCGCGATGATTTGTTGCACCTGGCCGATGTGTGCAACGTCGTTGGCCAGGATATCGCAAGCGGGGTTATTGTCGCGGATGAAAGGAAGTAACAGCATGTATATCGGCACATCACATCGACTCTCGCGACACCTGCGCTGCTCGTATGGCATCTCAATTCATCGAGGGCGCGTGAGGCCGTATTATCGCTGGCACTGGCACGCCTGGTAAGAAAGGACGTGAACACATGACAGATGACAATCACGACATCGCCGTAAGGGATGAGTTTATGAGCGCGCTAACCGATATGCAGTACACCCGCTTGATACGCATGGGCGTGCAGGTGAGCATACAGCACTTTAGCGGAGTCAACCGTTTCCCTACGGAATATACACTTCGCTATAGAGGTGTTGAAGCATCGGCGCCAACTATGGACATGGCGGTTGCGGAATTTATCAAGCAGTTGCTAAAGTATGTCCCGGACGAGCATGTACACTAATCGTCATTAGTGGTAACGCTCTATTCCGACCAGTGGGATATTGAGCGATCACGTTCTGACCAGTGGAACGGATTAGTCGCTAAAATGATAAGGCCGTTAGACCTTGTACATTGGCCTAACGGCTTCTCTCAGTGTGCTCCATCGGTTGTGGATTGCGCTCGCTCCGATGGCACCGCGCCAAGTCCTTCGATAGTACGGCAATCCCTTATTGCTGATACGCTATCTACACCCCTTGACGGTCTGTCTGTTTGATGTAGTCTCACAGAAGACTTACTAAGCATACACAACCAACACGTGCTATGTCAAGGTCAACGGTATCGAAGCAAGATACTTGCGCGATCTCGGTACGTTATGTATAATGAGACTATACTTGTGTGGAGGCACCATTGATCTGCTCGGACACATCGGCGAAACTGCCAGCCGTCAAGATTGGACTACCGATTGACCTGGCAAAAGATATTAGCTATTTGCTGGAAGGCATTAAGTCGCTCGGCGGCAATGGGCGCATCACGCTTGACCTCTCAAATGGCAGTGTTACGAGTACCGAGGTGACAATCAAGCGTTCACGCAAGAAATCTGCATAAGCGTTGTAGCAACCGATAGAATACTATTCTTGGGTCATTCGCAGACGCTCTACCACTCTCTAAAAGTGGCGGAGCGTCTTTTTGTTTGTGAGGAAAGAAAGCCATGCCTGGATGCAATCGTTGTGTATGGAGCCGTAAGCTACCTTAGCATCTCCGAATTTCTCTTTTATATCTGGCAAACATGGTACATCATCCTCATAACTGCCGTCGTCGTCGTGCTCGCCTTTAGCATCATTGGAGCTATCGCATGGAGCCATACGAGAGAAAAGCGTGGCTGATCGGCGGCACCATCATCTTGATTTGGGCAATTGCCTTCTTTACTTTCTTCATTCTGTTTACCGGCCCTGTAGTGAGGTGACATGACAGAGAAAAAACCAATCCCCCTGCGTGCATCACGCAAGCAACCTGAGCCAATTGTCTTACCGAAGCCATCACCACTTGACCATCATCTAACACTGCGCGATCTCAGCAAAATACTCTTCACCATCGGCCACTATGACGAGTCAGAACCAACGGTTGTCGAGATGACGGCGCAAGAGTTTGATGCGTTCATGGTGCGCGTACTGGAGGACGAATGATTAGCGTGAATGATGCCATGTGGCTCATTGGCTTCGGCGCAGTTCTCGCACTCGTGTGCGTCGTCGCTGGCGTGGTCATTCATATGCGCTGGCTCGACCGCAAACTCGCACCAAAGAAGCCTATCGTTGTTGTACAGCAGCCACAACAGAAGCAGGTGCAATGAAACTATTCACCTACTACAGACAAGGCTATTCAGGCAAGCACTATACACGGCTGTATTGTGCCATCATGCGAGTGCTGGACGTTAGACTTTGGTTTTGTCCATGCGAGTATTACGCGCCATATGGCAGAGTGACAAGTGGAGATTGTACCAAGCATGACTGAACCGCTCAACTACCCACAGCGCAAACGTGACAACACAAAGAGTAAAACGCCTAATAGAGATGTGAACGCTGCGCAGCGTGTACAACTGGCGCTCAAATGCAAAGCGGCAGGCATGACGCTCGATGAGATTGCGGCGCAAGCTGGCTATGGCTCGCGTGGCGCGGCGCACAACGCCATCAAACGCGAGCTACAGCGCAACATGGTGCCAAATGTCGAAGAGATGCGAGCGCATGAAGCCCTGATCCTGGAGCAGCTACACAAGCGGTGCATGTCGGCAGCCATGAATGAGAGCAACAAAGGCTTTCTCTTCGCCGTTGATCGCGTCATCGCCATTCGTGAGCGATGGTGCAAACTCTTCGGCCTTGACGTACAACCAGAGCAGGCCGTCGCCGCCAATATGGTCGTCGTGCGTGAATTGCCACCAGGCTACTTGCAATTGCCAGCACAGGAGCAAGTGGAATGATCGCCCTACCGCTCTCGCCTGACATCCTCGACACCGTGATACATGGCGACGCTTTAGAGGTGCTGCGCGGCATGGAGGACAATAGCGTCGATGCGATTGTGACCGATCCACCGGCAGGGATAAATTTTATGAATAAGCCCTTCGATGACGATAGAGGTGGACGTGATTTCTGGATTGCTTGGCTTGCAAAGATCATGCGAGAAGCCCTGCGCGTCCTCAAGCCAGGCGGTCATGCCCTCGTGTGGGCGCTACCCAGGACAAGCCACTGGACGGCGACGGCGTTGGAGGATGCGGGATTCGAGGTGAGAGATAAGCTGTACCATTTGTTCGGGTCAGGATTTCCGAAAAGCACAGCAATTGATAAGCAGATAGACAAGATGGCAGGCGCCGAGCGGGAAGTGATTGGTTCGTATCGCGTTGGAGGCAATGCGCTAACTCCTGTAAAGCTAAAAGGTGGAACGTATGGTGTAAGTGTGCCAAATAGTCCTCCTGGTGACTTGCCAATCACCAAACCAGCCACGCCCGAAGCCTCGCAATGGCAAGGATGGGGTACCGCCACCAAGCCAGCCGTCGAAGAGTGGATACTGTGCCGTAAGCCCATCAGCGAGAAGAGCATCGCCGCCAATGTGCTGAAGTGGAATACGGGGGGATTGAATATAGACGCTACGCGCATATCTCACAATGAGCCTATCAAGACAACAGAGCGAACAGAGCCAAGATTTCGCATCTACCGAGACGATACAAAACCAAATGCCTCGACTATTAGAAGCGCATCACCACAAGGCCGCTTTCCCTCGCACCTCCTGCTGAGTCATTCGATCTGGTGTACGCCTCGCCATGCACCGACACAAGAAGCCTACGACTGTGCGCCCGATTGCCCGATACGCGCATTGGACGAGCAATCAGGGGTGAGAAAGAGCGGCGGCGCAGGAATACACAAGGCGGGCAAACAAGGCTATCACGGCAATATACGCAATTTCTACACAGAGGGACATGCAAGTGAAGGCACCGCTTCCCGCTACTTTCAGCACTTCGCGCCCGATGCACCCGACTTCGTGCCTTTTCACTACTTCCCTAAAAGTTCACGAAGAGAGAGGAATGAGGGATGTGAGGATTTGCCTGAGTCATCGCCCTGGACTTCGTTTGATGGTCAATACGCAAAGGGGCGCAATCCTATAACGGGCGAACGGTCAGAACATGAGTACAAACGTGAGCAATCTAATTCGCATCCAACCGTCAAGCCCCTCGCCCTCATGCGCTGGCTCATTCGCCTGATCACGCCACCAGGCGGCATCGTGCTTGATTGCTTTGCTGGCTCAGGGAGCACTTGCGTGGCAGCCATTCAGGAAGGCGTGCATTTCGTGGGGATTGAGCAGAGCGAGGAATACGTCGCCATTGCCGAGGCCAGGATAGCCCATGCTTTGCGAGGTGCATCATGGTAGTCGCAGCGCCAACCAAGCAGGAATACGTCATAAAGGCGCCTGAGCTGCGCGGCGGCAATCTCTCGTTAGGAGCTTGCAGGGATATCGAGGTGCTGCTCGACGGGCCAGCCGGCACCGGCAAGACCTACGCCGCGCTGTACAAGATACACATGATGCTCTCGCTCTATCCTGGCGCTAAGGCGTTGGTAGCACGCAAAACAAACACCGCGCTATCAGGCTCGGCGCTGGCAACCTACCGAGAGCATATCTTGCAGCCCGAGGAGAACGTGACGTACTTTGGCGGCAACAAGGTCAAGCCTGCGGCGTTCATGTATCCCAACGGCTCTGTACTCGTCGTCAATGGCCTTGAT